ATCCTATAAGAATGGCTAAAGCATTAGATAGTTTTTCTACAAATAAAGAGTATGAAAAACATGTTATTGAGGTTATAAATAAATTAAGAAATAATAAATGATAGAAGCAATACTACTTTTTAACATAGCTGTTTGGACATATTATACATATTTTTATTAAAATGGAATTAAGTAAAAGCTTTACATTAAACGAATTAACAAAGTCTCAAGAAGCAACTAGACTTGGAATAGATAATACTCCAAGTGAAGATCATATAGAAAACTTAAAAATACTTTGTGAAAATATATTACAACCTATTAGAGATTTTTATGGAATGCCTGTATCTGTATCTTCAGGATACAGATCGGCTGCTCTTTGTGAGGCCATAGGTTCTAGTTCCAAGAGCCAACACACTAAAGGACAAGCAGCAGATTTTGAAGTTTTTGGAATAACTAATAAAGAATTAGCAGATTGGATCACAACTAATCTTGATTATGATCAATGTATATTAGAATTCTGGAATCCTAATGAACCTAACTCTGGCTGGGTTCATTGTAGTTATAATAGTACTGGAAATAGAAAACAATATTTAAGGGCTAGTAAAATTAATAATGCAGTAATATACTACCCAATGAAATAATATGGCAATAGGAAGATCAGCAATACCGCAGCAAATATATGGGAAGGTTAGAGGAGCCAAACCATCAAAAGCTATGCGTAAAAGCAAAAGAACTAAGAAGTAGATTAAACTATTCAATAATGATATACTTTTCTCATTATGGAAAAACAGGGTTTATACGCAAACATAAATAGAAGAAAACGTTTAGGTATAAGTCGTCCAAAATCTAAATCTACAGTTTCTAAGGAAGCCTATTCAAATATGAAAAAAGGTTTTCCTAAAAAGAAAATGATGGAGGGTGGTTCTGTTAGAGGGCAGAAAGCAATACAAGTTAAAAAAACAATCTTTAAAGGAGTATTTTAATATGGTAGCAAAACAACCAATGGGTGGAGCACATAACCCTTATAAACTTACAGGAAAAATCACAGCTAAAAAAGGCAAAGCTGTAATGAAAAAGAAAAAGTAAGGTTATGATATATGGCTACATCTGGTACAACTACATTTAATTTAGATATTGATGACGTCATAGAAGAGGCGTATGAAAGATGTGGCATTCGTAATACAAAAGGTTACGATTTAAAATCATCAAGAAGAAGTTTAAATTTATTATTTTCCGAATGGGGAAACAGGGGCGTTCACCTTTGGAAAGTAGAATTAAAAAATCAGCTTATGACAGCTGGTACAATATCTTATGCAACTCCTTCTGATTGCAGCGATGTATTAGAAGCTTATGTATCAACTTCTGAAACAGTAACTTCAAGTACAAACGACATATCTTTAAATAAAATTGATAGGAGTGCATACGCATCACTTCCTAATAAAGGACAAACTGGTCAGCCTTCACAGTATTATGTAAATAGACAAGTTAACCCAATTATTAATTTGTATCTTGCACCAGATTGTACAACTTATACTTATTTAAAATATTACTACATACAAAGAATTCAAGATGCTGGTTCTTACACGAATCAAGCAGATTTACCATATAGGTTTTTACCAGCAATGGTTTCTGGACTTGCATTTTATATTGCACAAAAATATGCACCAGAAAGAATACAAGATTTAAAATTATTATACGAAGATGAAATGCAAAGAGCCTTAGAAGAAGATTCTCAAAGAGCTTCTGTATTTATTTCACCATATACTTATTTTGGAGATAGATATTAATGTCATTTGCACGAGGTAAAAGATCATTAGCAATTTCTGATAGAAGCGGGGCTCAGTTTCCATACAGAGAAATGAGAAAAGAATGGAATGGTTCTATTGTTCATTTTACTGAATATGAACCAAAACACCCTCAATTAGATCCGCCCTATCATCCAGCTGATCCACAAGCATTAAAAATGCCTAGAGCAGATATCAGACCAGGTGGTGGTTGTGAAGTTCAATTAGATTTATATTATTGGCCAGGACAATATTTAGCAAATGGAATGCAACCTGGAATTAGTGGAGATGTAATTAATTATAAAAGATCTGCAGTAACAAATGTTGGAAATGTAACAATAGTAATATCATGACATATACAGAACTATTACAACAAATTAGAAATTATACAGAAGTAGATTCATCAGTTTTAACTAATAGTATTTGTGATACGTTTATTAAAAATTCTGAATTAAAGATATTTAGAGAAGCAGATGCTGACTACTCTAGAGAATATGCTACATCACAACTTAATTCTGGTAATCAATATTTAAATTTACCAAATGATAGTACAGACGAAGGTTCTACTACAATAAGAAGAGCTCTAATTGTTCGTTCTGTTATTGTAACAAATAGTTCTTCTAATCAAGTATCATTAGAACCAAGAGATGATACATTTATTACTGAATATAATAGTACAGGATCTAGTGGCTTTCCTAAATATTATGCAATGTTTAGAGAAAATGCTATTCAAGTAGCACCTAAACCAAATGCCTCATATTCAGTGACTTTAGACTATGTTTATACACCAGATAATTTAAGTTCTACTAATACTACAACCTATGTTAGCGAAAATGCTCCAGAGTTATTATTATATGCTTGTTTAGTTGAAGCTTTTGCATATTTAAAAGGACCTATGGATATGTACAAATTGTATCAAGACAAGTATAATACAGCATTACAAGGATTTACGATTGAGCAAACAGGCAGAAGACGTAGAGACGAGTATTTTGATGGTTCGTTAAGAGTTAAAATTAATTCACCATCACCATAAAATTTATATAGGAGAAAAATATGACAATAGCACAAGCAGTATGTAACTCATTCAAACAACAGATTTTAGAAGGAGTACATAATTTAGCAACAGGCGGAAACGTTTTTAAATTATCACTTTATACATCAGCAGCTAATTTATCAGCATCTACAACTATTTACACTTCAACTAATGAAGTAGGAAACACTGGTCAATATACAGCTGGGGGCGGTACTTTAACAGGACAACAAACTTCACTTGACACAGGTGTGGCAATTGTTGACTTTGCAGATTTATCATTCACGGGGGTTACGCTGACAGCAGCAGGAGCTCTAATTTATAACACATCAGCTGCAAACAAAGCAGTTTGTGTTTTAGATTTTGGTGGAGATAAAACAGCAACAGCAGGAACATTTACAATTATATTCCCAGCGTTTAACTCAGCTAATGCGATATTAAGAATTAGTTAATAGGTGATCTTATGGCGTTCGTTGTTAACGACAGGGTCAAAGAAACTACTACCAGTATAGGTACAGGCACTATAAATTTAGCTGGTGCTCAAACTGGTTTTCAAAGTTTTGTATCTGGTATTGGAAATGCTAACGAAACTTATTACACTATTAGTGACGGTAGTGAATGGGAAGTTGGTATTGGTACAGTAACAGATGCTGCTACAGATACTTTATCTAGAACAACTGTAATATCTAGTTCTAATTCTGGAAGTTTAGTAAATTTTTCAGCTGGTACAAAAGATGTATTTTCTACATTACCAGCATCAAAAACTGCTTTAGTAAACACATCTAATAACGTTATTGTTGGAAATACAAACACAAGTACAGCTATTACTACAAGAGGTACTTCTAATTTAATATTAAATACAAACGAAGGAACTAACTCAGGAGTAATATCTATTGCTAATGGAGTTAATGGAAATATAGCTATCACACCTAATGGAACTGGTAGAGTTGTATTAGACGGATTAAGTTGGCCAATTGCTGATGGAACTTCAGGACAGTTTCTTCAAACTAACGGTTCAGCAACACTAACTTTTGCATCTCCTGGAGCTCCAAATGTAACCACTATTACTACAGGTACAAGTGTTACTTGGACTAAACCAACAACAGCTAATTGGGTTCAAATAAATTTATGGGGTGGTGGAGGTTCTGGTGGCAATACAAGTGCTGGCGGAGGTGGTGGTGGAGGTGGTGGTGGAGCATATACTTCAGTAGTACTTCCTTTTTCATATTTTGCAAGCACTGTTGTTTATACAGTAGCTGCTGGTGGAGCTGCTCAAACAACAACAAATAATCCTGGTAATGCTGGTGGAAATACTTCAGTTATTATTAATAACTATAATAGTACAGGTGTAGCAAAAACAATAACCGCTTATGGTGGGGGTAGAGGTTCTAATAATGGAACTTCCTCAGGTAGTGGAGGTGGAGGTGGTGGTCTTTATGTTGTTGGTGGAAATGCAACTACTGGTACAGCTGGTACAGGTGGAGGACCTGGTCCTAGCACTCAACCTTCAATTACTGGAGCAGGACAATTTGGTGGAGGAAATGGTGGTTCTGGAAATAGTACACCTGGTATAGATTCTGTTTATGGTGGAGGAGGAGGCGGTGCTGGTCATGATGCAGCTGGTGCAGCTGGTTTAGGAGGAAATTCTATTTATGGTGGAGGTGGTGGCGGAGGTTGTTCTGATCAAGGAACCACTGGTGGAACAGGTGGAACATCTATTTTTGGTGGAGCAGGTGGAAATGGTGGATTAAACGGAGGAGCACCTACTGCTGGTTCTGTTCCAGCAGGTGGAGGTGGTGGTTCTGAAGCACAAAGTTCAGGGGCAGGTGCAGTAGGTACGATACAATTTATTTATTGGTAATATAAAATGGCATTTGTTGTAAACGACAGAATCAAAGAGACTACTTCAACTATTGGAACGGGTTCTATAACATTAAATGGTGCTCAAACTGGTTTTCAAAGTTTTTCTTCAGGAATAGGTGTTGGAAATGAAACTTATTATACTATTAGTGGTGGTAGCGAATGGGAAGTTGGAATTGGGTCCTTAACTAATGCTACAACTTTAACTAGAACAACAGTTATAACAAGTTCCAATTCTGGAAATTTAGTAAATTTTTCAGCTGGTACAAAAGATGTATTTTGTACACTCCCAGCGTCAGATGCAACCTTAGTAAACACATCTAACAACGTAATTGTTGGTAATTTAAATACAAGTACTGCTCTTACTACAAGAAGTACTTCTAATTTAATTTTAAATACAAATCAAGGAACTAATTCAGGAACTATATCTATTGCAAACGGAGTTAATGGAAATATTTCTATTACACCTAATGGAACAGGTAGTGATGTTATTGATGGATTGAACTGGCCACAAGCAGATGGGACTAATGGTCAATTTCTTCAAACTAACGGTTCAGCAACATTATCTTTTGCAACCGCTGCGGGAACTCCTACGATAGATACTTTTAATTCAAGTAGTACAGCACCAACTTATGTAAACTCACAAGTTTCAGTTCAAAATACAGCTCAAACAACTATAGCAGTTTCAGTACCTTCTGGAGTGACTAATGGTAATTTATTACTTATGTTTTTAAATTCTGGACAAGTACTAAATACATGGACTACTCCATCAGGTTGGACATTAGGTACAACTGGTACAGCGGGAAGAGGAACATTTTGGAAAATAGCTTCTTCTGAACCAGCAAGTTATACTCTAACTCAATCTGGTTCATCAACAGCAAGTGGCACAATTATTGCATATTCTAACGCTGTGTTTGATGTAGCTGGAGGATTAGGAAACACAGCTGCTACATCTACTCCTCTCGCTATTACAGTTGCAAAATCAAATAGTACAATAGTTTATGCTAATGGAGCATCAACTGTGGCAAGTGCTACATATACTACCCCAACAGGTTACACAGCAAGAGCATCTGATAGTGATGCAACTGCACCATCAACTGCTTTTTTTGATATTTCTGGAATTGGATCTGGATCATACACTGCTCCAAGTTCAACAATTTCAAGTGGTACTTGTAGAGCATATGCAGTAGCCTTATCTCCAGGTACAAGTGTTACTTGGACTAAACCAACAACAGCTAATTGGGTTCAAATAAATTTATGGGGTGGTGGAGGTGGAGGAGGAAGAGCTAATCAAAGCGTAAATAATACTGGCGCTGGTGGAGGCGGTGGTGGTGGATACAATTCAGTAATACTTCCTTTTTCATATTTTGCAAGTACTGTTACTTATATAGTTGGAACAGGTGGAGCTGGTGGGACAGTTGGTGAAGTAGGAGGAACATCTTCTGTTACTATTAATAATTATAATAATACTGGTTTAAATAAAACACTATATGCTTACGGTGGTGGAGGAGCAGGTTTTAACGATGATACTGGTAATAGTGGCGGAGGTGGAGGAGGTGGTGGTATTTATGTTGCTGGTCAAACAAGTACTAGTAGTGCTGATACTGCTGGAAGTGGCGGAGGACCTGGTCCTGGTAATAACGCAACTATAGCTAATGGTGTATTTGGTGGGGCAGATGGAGGAGGTGGTGGAAATGCTGGTCAAAATTCTTTTTATGGAGGAGGAGGTGGAGGTGGTGGTGGAGCTGGAGTTGCTGGTTCAAACGGGGGTAATTCTTTTTATGGTGGGGCTGGTGGTGGTGGAGCTAGTGCTCTTGGTAATGGTACAGGAGGTACTTCTGTTTTTGGTGGAAATGCTGGAACTGCGCCAGGAGGTGGTGGAACGTCAGGTATAAACAGTCCAGGTAGCTCTGGAGCCGCAGGTAGGGTACAATTTATATATTGGTAAAAATTATGACAAAATTAGCTTTAATAAACAATAATACAAACATTTGCGAAAATGTAACTACAGATGATAGACCTGCAAATGAAATTAATATTGAAGGTTATACTGTATTAGACTTAGATAACACTTCAGTTATTAACTATGTGTGGAATGAAACTTTAAATGATTTTGATGAAATTGAAAGCATTGGTAATGGTGGCATTGGTTCTACTTATTTAAATGGAAAATTAATTAACAAAAAACCAGATAAACCAGAAACAAATTAAATACATTTAAAACCTACATCTTTTTGCATTATTACAGGTATGGTATAATTCATATTGGGAAGGGTTTTCCACCTATACACCAATCCTTCTCTTTATAGGATTATATTATGTTTTTTGGCGCAACAGCATTTGCAGAGGTACCGTTTTCAGCATTAGGCGGAACCAGTATTGAAGTTCAAGTTACTGGAGTCCAAGCCAATACGGCATTAGGTAATGAATCTATTGGAATTGGAGTTGATCAATATCTTAATACAAATTTACTTCAATCTACAGTTAATTCAGTTAATTTTATAATTGATTCTAATGTTTTAATAAGTACAAATTTACTTCAATCTACAGTTAATAGTATATCAATACAAACGGGTGAAAGTGTTAGTGTTAGTACAAATTTACTTCAATCTACAGTTAATAACGTTTCTTTTTTAATTAATTCTAATATTTTAGTAAGTACTAATTTACTACAAACAAATGTAGAGGGCGTAACAATTATAGCTGGAGGCAATGCATTTCTTGCAGTTGAAGAAATTGGTTTAGTTTCTACAGTTAATAGTGTTTCTGTAACAGCAAATGCTAATGTTAGTTTAAGCACAAATTTATTAACAATTACTTTAGGAAATGAAGCTACAGCAGCTGATGCTAATGTTAATGTTAATACAAATTTACTTCAATCTACTCTTAATACAGTTTCATTAAAAATAGACGCAAATGTTAATGCTCTTACAGATGAATTACATGCACTTTCAGGTAATGAATCAATTACTGCAAATGCTAATGTTAATGTTAATACAAATTTATTACGATCTACAGTTAATAATGTTAATATTATAATTGATTTTGAAGTAGTTGTAACAGGTGTATCTGCAACAATAACTGCTGGAAATGTAGGTATAGGTAGTGCAGTAGATTTAGTAGGTATACAATTAACAGCTTCTGTAGGTTCTGTAAAAGTATCAGCATGGGCAGTTGTTAATATTAATATAAGTAATAATTGGTCAGTAATTGATACAAATACAACTAGTGCTTGGACAACAGTGGATAGCAATACAACTAACACTTGGACAGTAGTTGATATAGCAGCTTAATAACTATATAATAAGGATTTATGGCATCATCATACTCATCGGATCTTAAACTAGAATTAATGGTAACGGGTGAAAACTCGAATACTTGGGGAGATAAAACCAATACTAATTGGAATTTAATACAACAAGCGGTTGCTGGATATCAATCTATTGCTTTAACATCTACAACTACAACATTAGCAATGACTAATGCAACTATTTCTAATGCTAGAAACATGGTGCTTGAATTTACTGGAACTTTAACAGGTAATTCTACAGTTAATCTACCAGATGGTATTGAAAAAGTTTATTTTATAAAAGATTCTACAGTACATGGTACTTCAAATACACTAACATTTAAAACAACTTCAGGAAGCGGAGTTGCATTAACTTCAGGTAAAATTATAGGAGCTTATTCTAATGGAACAGATATAACTGCTATAGACTTAAGTAATTTAGGTGGAACCATGACTATTGATCAAGTGCTTACTTATGGTAGTACAACTACACAAAGTTTAACCGTTGGTAATTTAATTGCAACAACTAATATTTCAACAAATACATTTATTGGAACTAATGCGACAGTTGCAACAGTATCTTGTGTAACTTTAACAGGTGCTACTAATAATGATTCTAAAGGAGAGTTGAGACTTGTTCCATTAAGCACAGCAACAACTACCTACACTATAACGGCCACGGATCATGGTAAATGTATTTCTACAAGTTCAAACGTAATTATAGCTCCTAGTATATTTTCAGCTGGACAAAATGTTACTATATTTAATAGTGGTACGACAAATATTACAATTACACAAAGTACTAGTGTAACAATGTATCAAGTAGGTACATCTAATACAGGAAGTAGAACACTATCTCAAAAAGGATTAGCTACTGCTTATTGCGTAGCAAGCAACACATTTGTTATTACGGGCGGCGGACTTAGTTAAAAAAAAATGACTCTTTATCCTTTATTATTAGGCGGAGGATTTTTTCCAGTACAAGCTACAGGCGGCACTATCAGCACTGTAACTATTGACGGAAAACTTTGGCAGCGCCATACTTTTTCTACGGTTGGTAGTAATCAGTTTATAATAACATCTAAAGGTAACTATGGTTATGTTGATGTTATCATGTGGGGAGCTGGTGGAGGCGGAGGTTATACTGGCGGAGGAGGTGGAGGTGGTGCCTATGTTAGAAATTCAAATTTATCAATTAATGAAGAAACATTAAACGTATGCGTTGGTGGAGGTGGACGATACGGAGGTCAAAATTCTAATCCTGGTACAGGTGGTACAGGTATAATTATTTCATCAACAAATTATGGTTTTGGTGGAAAAGGTTCTGCTGCTGGATCTAGTGGTGGTTCTTCGTCTGGAGGCGGAGGAGGAGCAGCCTCATTAATTTTAAGAGGAACAACTTTTTTAGTCGCAGCTGGTGCAGGAGCTGGTGGAGGAGGTGTAGAGTCTGGAGCTACAGGAGGGGGTGGTGGAGGTTCTAATCAAGATGGAGAATTTGTAGACGATCCTAACAATCCTGGAACAAGTTTATCTGGAACTGCTGGATCACAAAACCCAATTTCTAATGGTGAAGATGGTACTGGAACTACTAGTGGAGACTTTAGTGCTGGAGGCGGAGGAGCTGGAGGATTATATGGAGGAGGAGCTGGTAGAAGACCTGGTGGTGACCGTCAATCAACTGGAGGAGGAGGCGGAGGTACAAATTTAGGACCAACTGTAACAAATGGAACTACTGGAAGTAGTTCAGGAACTGCAGGAATAGCTGGTAATTCTACTGATCCGTTAAATAATGGAGTTTATGGAAATGGTGGAGCAAAAGCCACTTCACTTAGTTCAACTTTTTCTGGTAAACAAGGTATTGTTTATATTCAATATCCTTTACAACCTTTATAATAATATGCCTCTAGCAAAGATACCTTTAAAGCCTGGATTTAATAAACAAGCTACAGCTTCACAAGCGCAAGGTGAATGGGTTGATGGAAATAATGTTAGATTTAGATATGGATCACCTGAAAAATTAGGTGGTTGGGAACAAATTACAGATAAATTAATTGCAGGTGCTGCAAGAGCACAATGGTCGTGGACCGATTTAACTGGCAGACGATACGCGGCTCTCGGAACTAATAAATGTTTA